CGCCATGAGTCGCGATTCAGTGCGCGGAGGGCGTCATGCACACGTTGACGGCGGACGATTACGAGATGTCCCTGGACGGCGTCGCACTACTCCCCGAAAATCCCGAGCCGTACGACGTCGATCCAGCCGAAGACCGGCCGCGGAGCGCGAGGGGCTGTCGCGCGAAGAGGTGCAGTACTTCCTTGACCAGTGGCGTAAGTCGTGAATGTGCGTATTCCCGCGCTCGATGAGGATGCCTGTCCGAAGTGTCGCGCGTCGAACGTGGGCCGGAAGGTCTACGTGTGGCGTGTCGCGGACGAACGTGGGCCGCACCATGAGTGCGACGTGTGTACCCACTCGTGGAAGACGCCCGAACAGGTGCGGTTCGCGGGTGAGCGAGTCTAGCTAGATGATCGCGCTCGTCCCGGCGCGTCTCGGCTCCAGGCGTATCCCGCGCAAAAACATCCGCCCCTTGGCGGGCCATCCGTTGCTCGCCTACACGATCGCCGCGGCGCGCGAGTCCGGCGTGTTCACCGAAGTCCTCGTCTCCAGCGAATCCCTCGAGGTGGGCCAGATTGCGACGGCCTACGGGGCTAACTGGTTGCCGCGGGAGGACGCCTTCGCGACGGACGACGCCGCCGACATTCTGTGGGTGCAAGCCGCGCTCAAGACGGTGCCGTGCGACGCCTTCGCGATTCTCCGACCGACGAGTCCGTTCCGCACAGCGGATACCATCCGACGCGCCCACCGAAAGTTCTACACCAACGAGGCGCACTCGCTGCGAGCGGTGCAGCCGGCGAGAGAGCACCCGGGCAAGATGTGGGCGTGGGACGGGGCGGGCTATCCCATGACGCCGCTGTTGTCCTATCAACGCTCCGACGGGACGCCGTGGCACTCCAGCCCGACGCAGACGTTGCCGACGTTCTACATGCAGAACGCGAGCCTGGAGATGTGCTGGGCCTACGTCGCGCGCGACTTGCACAGCATTACCGGAAAAAAAGTGGTTCCGTTTCTCACCGAGGGTTATGAAGGATTCGATCTCAACACCGACCGAGACTGGCACGAAGCCGAAAGACTCGTCACCGAAGGGCTCGTATCCCTTCCGGCGCTGGATGTGGCCGCTCTACGCGAAGCGGCTGGCGCACTCTAACGCGCCGATCCTCGTTGGCCCCTTCCGTGGGGAAGTCGGGTTCGAGGCGCTGTACTGGCTCCCGTGGCTGGCGGCGTTCTGCGCGAAGTATCAGATCAACCCGGAACGGCTGCTGCCCATCTCGAGGGGCGGGGCCGCGGCGTGGTATGGCGCCCCGCAGGGCATCGAACTGTACGCGATGCGAACCCCGCAGCAGGTGCGCGTGGAGAGCCGCCGGCAGGGGACGGCTACGGGTTTGCTGAAGCAGCGCACGGTATCGGCGTGGGATCGGGCCGTGATCGCGGACACCGCAGAGACGCTGAAGCTGAAGCGGTATCACGTCCTGCACCCGGCGTGGATGTATCAAGACCTCGAGCCGTTTTGGCTGGCGCAGCGCGGCATCAACTGGCTGTTGAAGCGGACGCAGTACACGCAGCCGATGCCGGTGCTGCAGCTCGAGGGCGTGACGCTGCCGCAGGAGTTTGTGGCGGTGCGGTTCTACTCGCGCTACACGTTCCCGCCGAACGACCTCACGGCCGGCGTCGCGCGGGAGACGATCGCCCAACTCGCCCGCGCGCACGACGTGGTCCTGCTGACGTCGGGGCAGCACTTCGATGACCATCAGGACTTCCGGCTGAAGAAGCGCCCGTCCAACGTCGTCGCGCTCCACGAGCTCGTCCAGATGACCCCGGAGATGAACCTGTCGGTCCAGGCGTCGGTGCTCTCGCGGGCGTTGGGGTTTGTCGGCACCTACGGCGGGATGTCCCAGCTCGCCCTGCGGCTGACGAAGCCGTCGGTGACGTTCTATCAGGACTGGGGCGGGACGGCGCTCCCGCATAAGCACCTGGCGGACTTCCTCGCGACGTCCATCGGGGTGCCGTATCACGTCCAGCGGATCGTGGACGTGCCACTGGCGAAGCTGGTGCTCCCGCCGGTGGTCGTGCAACAGAATATTTCGGCCGAAAAGGCTACGGAGCCGCCGGCCGCTGTGGTAGCGTGACCCTGTAAGACCCTGCCGCCGGGGGAAATCGGGCGTCGTTCTGAGCGGTGCGCGTTCCTGATGTGACGCGCATCGCTGGCTCGTTCTCACATCAGCCTTGCCGCCGAAGGTCCACGGGCGTTTCCCGCGGGTCGCCGCCGCGTCTGTCTCGGGCGTTGTCGGACCCTGGCCGTCGGTCAGTCGGCTAGGCGTCGGCACCTTTCCTGACCTCACAACCGATTGCTACGCGCGACGTGTGTGTCGCGGTGAGGTTTCCGCATGGCAGACATTACGTTGACGGCGGGTGATTACATCCGACCGCACAAGAGTCCGTGGGGGGCATTTCCCACCCGGACGGTCAAGTGTTCCACCGGCACATCCACCCAGGTGATTCGCCTCGGTCAGACGGTCGTCCTCGACCTCTCGGGCTCCACGGCGTTCCGCGATTGCGTGATCCCGTGCGGCGTGTCCTCGGGCACGCTGAATCCCGCGGCGGCGTCGATCGTCGGCATCGCGGCGGAAACCCCGCCGACCACCGGCCTGTCGACCGTCGTGGGCGGGACGCCCGTGATCGCGGTGTGGGACTGCAACCCGAACGTGGAGTTCCGCTCGCGCACGCGCTACGGTCTCATCACCAGTTCGTGCGTCGGGCAGACCTACGAGCTGGGGCGCGACTCCACGCTGAATATCGAGTACGTGATGCTGAACGCCTCGTCGCTCACGACGCCGGCCAAGACGGTCGTGGTGACGGGACTGCTCGACAACCCCGGGGATTCGGGTGGCGCGCTGACGTGGCGCTTCATCCAAAGCTCCGGCTACCTCGCGTATTACAAGTAACCGGGACATGGATTCGCTCGTCGCAGGTGCAATGTCGGCGGGCCGGTGGGCCAATCACCGGACGATCGCTGCGGCGAATCCGCATCAGGAGTAGCGAGCCATGCCACAGACACGAGGCGTCTTTGATGCCCTGTACGACAATGTCGACAAGGACATCGCTGCGATCATGAAGTCGCAGTTGAAAGAGATCCCGCGGATCTACACGAAAATCTACAACATTAAGTCGAGCGATCGGAAGTTCGAGCGCGTCGTGTCCTACGTGCCGTTCGGCGACACGCAGGCGAAGGTCGAGGGTGACGCCTACGCGACGGACCAGATCCGTCAGGGCTACACGAAGGACTTCACCCACACCGAAAACGGGCTGGCCTTTGAGGTGACCCAGACGGCGCTCGAGGACGACACGGAGAACGTGCTGACGCGCGCCGGCGAGTGGCTGGCGTTCTCGGCCCGTTACGTGGAGGAGGGCCGCGCCGCCGGGCCGTTCAACAACGGCTTCACGTCGGAGCAGACCCCGGACGGTGTGTCTCTGTTCAACACCGCGCACCTGCTCAAGGGTGGGGGCACGGCGAAGAACCGGCTGTCCACCGATGCGGACCTGTCGGCGACCTCGCTCACGCAGGCGCTGATCGATCTGCAGACCGACCAGAAGGACGAAGCGGGGCACCTGGCGAACCCCGTGCAGTCGCTGGTGCTCTACGTGCCGCCGGCGCTCGAGTTCATGGCGTACCGGCTGGTCCACTCGATCAACCTGCCGGGTTCGGCGGACAACGACAAGAACCCGATCAAGTCGCGGTCGTGGGATGTGATCGTGAATCCCCGGCTGACCGACGCGGATGCGTGGTTCATCGTGCCGGCGTCGAAGTCGCAGCACATGGGCACGTTCTATCGTCGCGTCCCCATTTCGATGGAGCCGATGGCGATCGATCCGCGCACCGGCAACCGCATCTTCAAGATCCGGCATCGCTTCTCGGTCGGATTCTGGGGCTGGCAGGGCGTGTTCGGTACGGCTGGGGCCTAGTGAGCAAGTACGTCAGAAAGGGCGTCTGGGGTAAGCCACGCGGCACGCGGTGCGCCTCGTGTCTTCGTGACTTACCTCGGACGCGCGATCATTGGGGACCGGATAAGCGAAGCCCTGATGGTCTTTCTAGTGGCTGGTGTCGGTACTGCATCACGCAGCGGTCGAAGCGCATCACCTTTCAACTGCGAATCGACGCGATGATCCATTACAGCAAGGGGTCGCCGTCCTGTGCATGTTGCGGTACCTGCCACATGGAATTTCTGGCTCTCGATCACATCAACGGCGGCGGAAATGCTCATCGGCGAGAAGTGACCGGCAGTGCGAAGGGTGGGCCGAAGTTCTATTACTGGTTGCGAGACAATAACTATCCGCCCGGATTTCAGGTGCTCTGCCACAACTGCAATCAAGCAAAGGCGACTTACGGACGGTGTCCACACCAGCGTGGTGCCGGCTCGCGCGCCCTTCCAGTAGGGAGAACAGCATAAATGGGAGCGACAAAATTCGAGGGTCCGGTCTACGGCGCGAAGTCGCTGCTGTGGACGTTCGGGCCGTATGTCGATTCGCACTCCACGGGCGCCTCGACGGGCCTCCTGACGGCGAACAGCATCCGCGTGGTGCCGCCGTATGAGGACTGGTTCGTCACGGAAGCCTTCCTGACGACGTCGACCAATTCGTCGGTCGCCGCGGCGCACGGGGTGTACCTCAAGACCGAAGGCGGCTCGACCACGGCGATCCTGCGGGCCAACGGGCAGCCGTCCACGAACGCCGCGACGATCCTCTCGATGGTCAACGCGGCCGGGTCCACGACGTGGTCCACGTCGGCGATCGCCACGGTGACGGCGGGCGAGTACGAGGGCACCTACTGCCCGGCGGGCTCGACGCTGCGCCTGGTGTCGTCGGGTGTGTCGGTCATGGGGCTGACGCAGGTCAACGTCATGGGCTACATCCGGTACGTCAACTCAACGCGCAGTGCCTAAAGGAGGCTCCTGATGGCGTGGCGCGATTGGGGTAACCCTCCGGTCTTCTCGAGCAACGCGCAGCCGGTCAGTAATCCCTCGACAGGGACGCTCTGCGCGGAGCTCGACTCGACGCAGTTGGGCACAAAAGACCTCGCGGTCGACCAGAAGATCCTCGTGCAGACGACGTGGATCGTGGGCGGGGATACGTTGGCGACGTGGCAGCTCGAGGTGGGGAAGTCCACCGCGCTCGCGGCGAGTACGCAGGTGGTGTTCGTGAAGTCGCCGACGGGGCAGAGCGGGCAGTACGTCACGACCAACGAGCTGAAGAAGGACTACCGCCTGCGGGCGCGCGTCAACTCGACGTTCACGGCGTCGGTGACGGCGTCGATCATCGCGGAGCGGCTGACGTAACGTGCCGGTCGTCGGCGAGTTCCACACGCAGTACTGG